CTCATATTCATTTGGTGCACTATATCAACAGAAACCCTCGCCTGCCGAAGGCAATATCTTTAATCGTAATTGGTGGAAGTACTACGAGCAAAGACCACAGTTCTTTGACGAAGTATTTCAATCGTGGGATTGCTCCTTTAAAGATAAAGATACGTCTGACTTTGTTGTTGGACAAGTATGGGGACGTAAAGGGGCTGACAAATACCTACTAGACCAAGTGCGGGATCGCATGGATTTGCCTGCTACAATGAAAGCTATTGAATCTCTATCAAGCAAATGGCCCCAGGCGAGAGCCAAATACATTGAGGACAAAGCCAATGGTCCTGCCGTGATACAAATGTTAAAGGGTAAAGTTAGCGGACTCATTGAAGTAAACCCTGAAGGTGGCAAGGTTGTTAGGGCCAGGGCCATATCGCCCGATGTTGAAGCGGGGAACGTATATTTACCATCGCCATCTATAGCTCCGTGGGTGCATGACTTCGTAGAAGAATGTTCTGCATTCCCCAACGGGGCTTTTGATGATCAAGTGGATGCGATGAGCCAAGCGTTGATAAAGGTTAGACCGGGACAAAATGAAGATGCTTTGAGGGCGCTAGCTCAAGCTAAAATTTATAGGTGAAATGGGGTGACAAGTTGAGTATTGTAGGCGAAATCACTAAATTGCCCGGTAAAATTGCCGGCGAAATATCCAAGCTCCGCGAAACAGTCCAGAGCTGGGGAACAACTACCGGATCCTTGTTCAATGCCTATAAGCTTAAGTCCGAAATCGTCAATTACAAGCTGGCCAGAAACCTTTATGATAATACAGAGGACGAATATAAATTAGGAGCCTGGGCCGCCAAGCCCGTAATTAATACCATTGTCGGTTTCATGGGTGTGCCTGCGTTTGTTATCGAAGACGAAGATGCACAGGCGGTGCTAGATGACTTTCAATCACAGATTGCATCACTTCAACAACAAGTGCACTTGAGCGCGCTCCGAGATGCAGATTGTTGGGTGTGGCTTACACTGGAAGAATCAGAGGCAACCAAAGAACTATATCCCGAGACTGGCAAGTTTAGGCTAGTCTTCAATATCATTCCACCAGACATGATTGCCCACAATAAGTTAAGACGTGATCCCATAACGGGCGAAATCATTGAGTATGTCCTGGAGGCCGCTAGCGAGTGGATTGACGAGCGAGGAAATAGGCGAAAGTGTATCGTCCAAGAGCGAATCAGCAAGGAAAAGCGTGTCACTAGCGTCGAGGGCGACAATCCTGGGATTGAGACCGGAGAGTTTCCCAGCAAGTGGGGCTTTGTTCCTATCGTCCAATTTTCTAACGAAAAAAATCCCGGGGCAACCTATGGTAAGAGTGAACTAGAATCCATCGAGCCTTTTATGAAGGCTTACCATGACGTAATGCTCCATGCTATTCAAGGTTCGAAACTTCACAGCACGCCACGATTAAAGCTGAAACTGAAAAATGTGGCGAGATTCTTGCTCAATAACTTCGGAATTACTGATCCCGAGAAGTTTGTTCGTGAAGGTGGAAGGATTAACCTCACAGGCAGTGAGCTCCTTATCTTTGAGGACGGCGAAGATGCTGAATTTATTGAGGTAAGGTCTGCAACTGGTGATGCGAAAGCACTTCTCAAACTCTTGTTTTTCTGCATCGTAGATGTATCTGAAACACCGGAATTTGCTTTCGGTACGCATACGCCATCAAGCCAGGCGAGTGTCAAAGAACAGATGCCTGTACTGGTAAAAAAGGTATTGAGAAAGCGAGAGCATTTTGCTGATAACTGGAAATTGCTTGCCCGAATGGCATTGACTATGCACTCCATGTCCGGTGGTAAGAAGTTCTCTACTCATGCCGTAGATCTCGTATGGGACGAAGTGGATCCAAGGGACGAAAAAGAAGTTGCTGCTATGTTAGAGGTACTAATCAGAGGTCTTTCGATGGCTATTACTAACCAACTTATGAGCCATGAAGCCGCAGTAACGTTTTTAGCCCAGTACGTGGAGACCATGAATGACTACAAAAGCGATGATCCCGAGGTCGTGGGAGAGAAGGACAGAATCATTCAGGACGGTTTGCGTAGGTCACAGCTTGAAGATGCCGAATTAGCTGAAGATGAACTAAAGATGATTGAGCAGG